ATATGGATATGGATATGGATATAAAACACGGATTTATTAATAAAAGTAATATAAAATATGTCGTAACGAATACTAAATGTGGTGATGAAGTTGTAGCCTTGATAAGAGTTAATGTTGGATCTCGTGATGAAGCCGATGAGCTCAAAGGGATGTCTCATCTTTTAGAACACATGTTTTTCAGGGGAACTGAGAAATATCCCACCCAAAGTGATTTAACAAGTGTTTTATATCGTTGTGGTGGAGGATTCAACGCGTATACATCTTTGGATACAACCGTATTTCATATTACAGTCTCAAAAAAATGTATCGAAGAAGGTTTGGATATTTTGGCGGATTCTTTTTACAATTCATTATTTAGAGAAGAAGACTTAGAAAAAGAGAAAAAAATTGTTATCAATGAAATTAATGATTATTTATCAGATCCTTCCACATTAATGTATTATGGATTGAGCGAATTAATGTATAAAGGGACTCGTTTGGAAAAAGATATTGCGGGATTATCAAGGACTATCAGGAGTATTGATATTGATATGATGAAAAATTTCATCAATACTTATTATCAAAAGGATGTTGTTGTATCTATTTCAGGTAATGTTGATTGTCAAAAGATGGTTTTATTAATCAAAAAATTTTTTAAAAAAAAGATTCATTATGATGTTAAAAAAGTAAATAAATTGATTACGAATGATAAAAAAAGAGAATTATATCCTCAATTATTAATGAAACAAAAAATTTTTCAAACAAAATTTGTTAAGAAATCAGAAGAACAATCATTCTTAGGGATAGGATTTACATCATATGACCACAATGATCCTAAAAAACATTCATTAATGATTATAACTGAAATGTTGACGGGATATTTGGGATCTGAACTATACAAGGTTTTAAGAGGAGAGAAAGGGTTAGTCTACGGGGTCCAAGCTGGTATGGATACATTTATAGATACAGGTGATTTCTCAATTACATGTAGTACCGAGAATGATTCTGATAAAGTAAATCAGTGTATTGTCATTATTTTAAATGAACTAAACAAAATAAAGATGGGGAAAATAAATGATAAATTATTCGCGGATACGAAAAAAAATTTAATTATTACTATCAAGGATATGAAATATTCTCCCGAATCATTAGCAATTAAATATGCCGATGATTTAATTTACTCAAAAAAAGTTATATCATTAGATGAATTACAACAAAATATAAAATCAGTTACAATTGAATCTGTAATTAATGTTGCCAATGAATTATTTACACCTGAGAAATTATGTATCTGTTACACAGGATCTAATATATTACATTTACGATAAAATTATTATCTAAATATATTATCTAAATATATTATAAAATGGATAATTCTGAATTACCCAAAGGCCAGTATAGAAGGAATACCCGTTCTCACCGTATGAGAGATAAAAGTAAATCAAATGGGAGAGAGAAAAGTAAATCAAATGGGAGAGGTAAAGGTAAATCAAAGGGAAGAGGGAAAAGTAAATCAAAGAGAAATCCTTCGAGACAGAGGAGGAAAATAGCGAAAATTAAATCATCTAAGAGAAAGAAAAAAAGGACTAAGAAACGAACCATGCGTGGTGGCGCTGAAGCAGCAGCGGATGCAGATCGCTGCGCTAATATTATGACCACCACAGAATGGATGTCCCGCAAAATGTGCGTAGAAGAAGCTTGTTTCTTGACACAAGAAATGAATTGTATTCCCCAAAGAAAATTACCAAACCTTTACAATGTCGATGATATTGCCGAGTGGGGGGGACTGTCTGGTATGTTTGGAAATGTAAGAAAAGGTAATAGCCAAACGAATGATTACCAGGAAAACACAACCCAAACATCTGGGTTTAATGTTTCAGGTTTCTCGGACGTTAGCGCTAAACATTTTAATGGGTCTTATGTTTATATGGGCGAACACTACGATCGTTTCGATGAAATGCTCCACGACTCAACAGAGACCAAGACTGAACCTTTTTTGTATTATACACCAATTTTTTATAAACGTTCCGGAAATGACCACACCGCCGGTATTTATATACACAAAAAAGCTATCCGTCCCCACGGGGAAAAAATACAACTGGTGTGGCATGTGAGTGAATCGGTCCTAAGTAATCCTGTCCGCAGGGGATTTGATATCGATATAGGAACTGGCAACTATAAGGATATGAAAGGAATGAAAGGAATGAAACTCTTGGAAGTTGACCCGTGGTTGGTTGACTACAGAAATGTTGCGTTCTGGGAAACAAGATACATCGCCTACACCGGTCTAAAATCAGGTGAAGGAAACGTGTTAACAAAGCACACGAATGAAGATATCATAGCAAAACGTAAGCTAATTGAGGGCACCAGCAGTGGTAGTACCACGCGACCTGGACCCGACGACTGGGGGCGCAGCCCCCCTCCCCTACAACCTGTTCCGGCCACCACGGAGTCCACCACTTCTCGTGCGAAAACGGACTCTCCCCCTATTAGTCCTGTGTCACTCCCGGCAGAATTGCCCCCCCGCCCTCCTCCCCGAAAAATATCAAAAGAACAGACCCCTCTGAACGTTTATTATCTTCCGACTCCTGGGGATTTGGATGCAAGAAAAGGCGAAGAAACCATAACAATAACACTTTTATTAATTCAGTAATGTCTGAACCATTTAATGTTTCTTTTTAAGATTGGGTCCTTTGCATGTTTAATAATGTTCTGATTCAATCATATCATATCATATCATTGTTAAATGTGAGTAATGAAAGGGACATTATTTAAATCTTTTAAATTTTTATTTTAAATTATTAATGTAATTTTTAAAAAATATGGGTTATTCATTAATCATGAGGACAACCATTTTCATGAAGATATTTTAAACATTCGAATTGTCCTCCTAAAGCAGCATTATTACATTTCTTTTGACCAAGGACAACCATTCTCATGTAAGTATTTTAAGCATTCTAAATGTCCTCCTAAAGCAGCATTATCACACGTCTGTTCTGTCCAAGGGCAACCATTTTCATGAGCATATTTTAGACATTCTAAATGTCCGTTCATAGCAGCAGCGTGACATGTCTTTACTGACCAAGAACAACCATTCTCATGTGAGTATTTTAAACATTCTAAATGTCCATATAAAGCAGCCCACTCACAAGTCTGTTGGCACCAAGGACAACCATTTACATGAGCATATTTTAAGCATTCTAAGTATCCCTTTTCGGCAGCAAATATGCATGGAAATCTAGTCCAAGGACAACCATTCTCATGTAAGTATTTTAAGCATTCTAAGTGTCCATTTAGAGTAGGGAAATCACATGTGGTTTCTGACCAAGGACAACCATTTACATGAGCATATTTTAAGCATTCTAAATGTCCGTTAAAAGCAGCACACTGACATGTCCCTTCATTCCAAGGACAACAATTCTCATGTAAGTATTTTAAGCATTCCAAGAACCCGTTCATAGCAGCACACTCAGATGTACCTTGATTCCACGGGCAACAATTCGCATGAAGATATTTTAAGCATTCTAAATGTCCGTTAAAAGCAGCAGCATGACACGTCAGTTCATCCCAAGGACAACCATTTTCATGAAGATATTTTAAGCATTTTAAATTTCCATTACGAGCAGCATGACTACATGTATCTTCTGACCAAGGACAATCATTTCCATGAGCATATTTTAAGCATTCTAAATGTCCATTATAAGCAGCATCACGAGATGTATCTTCTGACCAATGACAGCCATTCTCATGAGCATATTTTAAACATTCTAAATGTCCATACATAGCAGCATCATGACATGTATTTTCGTGCCAAGGACAATCATGTTCATGAGCATATTTTAAACAGTCTAACCGCTCGTTACTTTTACCATTTAATATTTTCTCAATTGTTCTAGTATTCCAAGGACAATTGTTTCGATGAGCATATTTCAATAGATTCAGATTAGAGGTTAGATAGTTTAATGATCCTATTAATTTTTTATTTTCATTTTCATTGAATATTTTTAGTATCTTATATAATTCCTTACATGTTAGTCCTACGATAAGATGATATTCTTTATCAATATTATTTACTATCATTTCCAGAATATCATTGTTAAATGCAAGTAATGTAAGTAATGAAATTGACATTATTTAATAAATCGTGTTTTTTATAAATTATTAATCAATATTTAAGTAATTGTTTAAAGATAAAGAATTTATAAATACTTATATGTCGTTTAAAGACAAACCATTAAAAAAGATTGTGGCAGATAAAAGAGTAACACTTGATGTCATTCACACCGATGTTGTTGAGAAATTTAAAAAAAATAGAGAAGAATACGAAGAAAACAAATTAATACTGGAAAAGTTACAAAATGATAATGATAATGATAAAATAATAAAATTAGAAATGGAAATCGGTAAATATGATAAGAATGAGGAAATAGAATATTATTTTGATACAGGTGAAATATTATCCGAATATTATTCGCAAAAAAATGGAGATGTTCAACAAGAAAAAAAGTATATTACTGTCGTTGATATTATGAATAAGAAAAAAACGAATGAAAAACCTAAGAAAGATATCATAAACGAATACATGTCTAAAATTGATGATAATGTTATTCCGGAGATATATGAAGAGAATATTGATATTTGTCCCAAATGTTATAATCAACTTATTCTCAAACATACGGATTGTTTATTATTGTGTGAGAAATGTGGATTTACTGAAAAATATTTAATAAATTCAGAAAAAACATCTTATAAAGATCCCCCACGAGAGTCATCTTATTTTGCTTATAAAAGAATTAATCATTTTAATGAATGGTTGGCACAGTTCCAGGCGAAAGAATCAATTGATATCCCTCAAGAACTTTATGATGGAATACTAATGGAACTAAAAAAAAATATTTTTTTAGATATTAAAGATGTTAAATATACACACATACGTCATATCCTTAAGAAGCTAAAACATAATAAATATTATGAAAATATTCCCCATATTATTAATATATTAAATGGTCAGAAAGCCCCTATATTAACCCGACAACATGAAGAACAGTTAAGAATGATGTTTAAGGAAATCCAAACACCATTTATGCAACATTGTCCTAAGGATAGGAAAAATTTTTTATCATATTCATATGTCCTACATAAATTTTGTGAGTTAATTGAACTAGATGAATTATTAATATATTTTCCACTTTTAAAAAGTCGGGAAAAATTACAACAACAAGATAGAATATGGAAAGACATCTGTACTACTTTAAAATGGCAATATATTCCCAGTATTTAATTAATTTAATCTAAGAATGATGTGATAAAATCTTGGATTTTTTTTTATAGGTGTTCTTTTTCTTTTTTCTTCTTGATGAACTCCAACTTCTCCTTGAGCTCCTTCTTCCACTAGATGAAGACTTAACACTACTTGATCTTTCATCTGAACCTTCTCCTATAGTTGATAATGATCTATTATATTTAACAACTATAGGTTCTTCTTTAGTAAATTGCGAATAGAATCTAAATAATTTCGCTTTGTTGATATTAACACTTAGATCTTTATCATTATTGTGAACTTGTTTTAACATATTTCTCATTTCCTTTGTAGCTTCTTTTATTAATTCTTTTTCAACTTTACATGAAAAGGGTTCTAGAAGATAATCTTTATCTTTTTTTGATGAAGGAATATGACCTATCCAATGTCCGTGTGTTAACATCATAGTAATACGAGGCTGTTTCATATTATCTTTATTAAACGCACATACATTATCACCTTCAAAAAAATAATCATTCACCAATTTTGATAATTTATTCCCACTAATACCCGCACCTGAGTTTGTAATACTTAATGATGAGGCTTTCCCGATTAATAATTTCATAAAATCTTCATCAAGATCATTAAAATTTTCTTTAATAAGTGAAAGGATAACTGAAATTAAAGAATAATAACCACATTCATTTGATTCCCGTTGTTTAAAGGAGATTAAGTTTTTATATGTATTGACAGTTACAAATTGATAACCACCTCCATCAGTATTAACTCTCATTTCTTTTTCATTATCTCTAAATTATCTACATTGATGGGTTCTTGAAAACGAGTATAAACCATTTCCCAATTTCGGTTCTTATTTTTTTTTTTGCATACTTTCAGCAGATTTACTCGAAGTTCTCATTAATGACATAATTATTTACTAGTTATCAATATTTTTTATTATAATTTTCATAAGATGGCAATATTCCTAGTATTTGATTATTTTAATCATTCTTTTTTATAATTCTCCATTATAACGCTGGGATAGATTCTATCAAGAATTGCAAATGTGGTTGATGCTAATAATCCAATATAAACCGCATGCTCATTAATGATGTTACAATTCGGAATATAAAAGGTTGAACCAGCGACAACACAGAATAAAATAACATATTTTACTAAATTATTCATATTAATATCCATTTTATTATAAAGTTTATATTTTTATTTTATTATTTTATTATAATAATATAATAATGTCCAGAATTCAGATTGATAATAATTTTCAATCATCTTCACTTGATGAAAAAATACAAGAAATAAATAATGGATTTTTAAAAGATATTCGGGTTGTAAACGAAGAAGGTGGTAAAATACAAATGAGAGATCCAATCATGTTTCATAATACATCAGAATCTGCTTTAAAAGGGATCCTTGAGGAATCAGCTTTAAGTGAACATTTTTTTTCAGAGTTAAATGTTAAATCTCTCCAACAATGGTTAAGATATGAGATCTACAAAAAGAAAAATAAAGTGATTGAGTATCAATCTACAAGCGAATTAAATGTTATTATGAGGTCTATATTCTTACAATTTGGTGACTCAAGGGTTCGGTCTGATGAATTTATAGAGCATATTCAGGATTTAAATCAACGAGTGATTGGATATTCATTGAATGAAGTTGAAACTCAATTAGATCAATATGGAGGATACATTGATAAATTAGAGAACCTACCAGTCCCTATAGAATTCCCTAGATATGAAAATAAAAATAACTTTACTTATGATATTTCTAATCTAATGTAAAGTAATGTTTAATTAATCTACCTCATCAATTGTTGGGTTAGTTTGTTTTGTTTCTTCAGGAACAGATCCCATACCACTCATTCCACCCATCATGGAAGCCATATCTTCTGGTGTCATCCCGTCCATTCCTTCTGCCATTCCTTCGGGCATTGAATTCATATCAGGCATATCCCCCCCACCACCTTGATGAAGTTTCGTCATAATTGGAGAAACATTATTATTAAATTCAATATATTTTTTATCATAGTCCTCTTTTTCATGATCATCAGCGTTTAACCATGATTCAATATCATTTAATGCGGTATTAATTGTTGTTAAATCATCAGATTCTAATTTTTCAGTAACTTTCTCATCTGAAATGGTATTCTTAACTTGATATACGAAAGTTTCTAATTTATTCTTTGATTCGATTTTTTCTTGGATTTTTTCATCTTCTTCTTTATATTTCTCAGCTTCTTGAACCATACGATCAATATCTTCGGTAGTTAGACGACCCTTGTCATTTGAAATGGTAATGTTGTTCTTCTTACCTGTCCCCTTTTCACATGCTTCAATATTCATAATACCATTAGCATCAACATCAAATGAAACTTCAATTTGTGGGACACCACGAGGTGCTGGAGGAATATCTTCTAGTTGGAAATTACCTAACATATTATTATGCTCTGTCAGTGCCCGTTCACCTTCAAAAATCTGTATGGAAACACCCGGTTGATTATCCTGGTATGTTGAGAAAGTCTGTGATTTTTTACAAGGGATTGTTGAGTTTCTGGAAATTACTTTTGTCATAATCCCACCTGCGGTCTCTAATCCCAAAGATAAAGGAGTGACATCTAATAATAATACTTGGGCCGCATCATCTCCTTCTTTCGACCCCCCTGAAAGAATCGCAGCCTGAACCGCTGCTCCGTGGGCAACAGCCTCATCTGGATTAATTTTCTTACATAATTCCTTACCATTAAAATAATTTGTAATTAACTCCTGGATTTTTGGAATACGAGTTGACCCACCGACTAAAACAATTTCATCTACATCGCGCTTACTTACATTCGAATCTGCTAGGACACGACCAACAGGGTCAATACATTTTTGGAATAATGACATACATAGTGACTCAAACTTCGCCCGTGTGATTGATGTAAATAAATCATTCCCTTCGGCCAATGAATCAATTTCAATACTAGCAGTTGTTCCACTCGATAATGTCCTTTTTGCCTTTTCGCATCCAGTCCTTAAACGTCGTTTGGCTCTATTATTCTCACTAATATCACATTTTGTTTTCCTTTTAAATTCTTGAATAAAATGTTGGACAAGAATATTATCAAAATCCTCACCACCTAAATGAGTATCCCCAGCAGTCGCCTTAACCTCAAAAATCCCATCATCAATGTTTAATAGAGAAACATCAAATGTGCCTCCACCCAAATCAAATATTAAAACATTCCTTTCTTTATCAGATTTATTATCAAGACCATATGCAATCGCTGCAGCAGTTGGTTCATTAATTATTCTTAGAACATTTAATCCCGCAATTGATCCAGCATCTTTGGTGGCTTGTCTTTGGGAATCATTAAAATATGCTGGGACAGTTACAACTGCATCTTTTACCTCTTCACCTATAAATGACTCGGCAATCTCTTTCATTTTAACAAGGATCATTGAGGAAATTTCTTCAGGGCGGAAATCTTTTAACTCTCCTTTATATTTTGCTTGAATAACTGGTTTATTATCTTTATCTATAACACTAAATGGGAATTGTTTAATATCATTTTGTAGTGTCTTATCATCAAACTTACGTCCTATTAATCTTTTCGCATCAAAAATAGTATTCTCTGGATTTGCCGAACATTGATTTTTAGCACCGTCCCCAATGATCCTTTCCTTTTCTGTAAATGCTACATAGGAAGGAGTCGTCCGGTTACCTTGATCATTCGCAATGATTTCACAACGATTGTCCTTCCACCATCCAACACAACTATAAGTAGTTCCAAGATCAATACCGATCGCTACCATTTTATTATTTTTTATTTTTATTTTATTATTATTTATTATTATTTATTTTATTATTATTTTTTTAAATATATTTAAAATGAAACTGATTATTTATTCCACTGAATGAATGAATGAACAATTTTCTGAAGAAATTCTAAAAATAATTCATAAAAAAACATTTATCAATGAATGGAAAAAAACTAAATTTAAGGAAAAACCATTGATCATTTTTGGGAAGAATGGATCCGGTAAAAGTCTCCTAGCAGATTATATTTTAAACGATACAACAGTGATCAAAATAGATATTGAATTTTGTAGGAATAAAATAGATTTCAATGATTTTCTTAATATGTCATTTAATAAGAAGAGCATCACGATGATGTTTAAAAACGATAAAAAAAATGATAATCGTAAATCTATAATTATTGATGATTTAACTTATATTCAGAAAAACGATAAATCATTGTTTAAATCAATATGTGAATGGACACGGAACATTGCGAAGATCAAAAATCATAAAATAATATTCATCTGTAATAAAATAACAAACAAACATATATGTTCAATTTATAAAAAATGTTTCCCAATCAATACTCAAATGAACCTTACTCATCTTATTTCTCTAACTGAAAAATTTATATTAAAAGGCGATGAACAATTATATAATAAGGAGACCATACGGGAAAACATAATACGTTCACAATATAATCTACATACTATCAAAAATAATTTATGTTTTCACAAAGATAAAGTTGATAACATTCATGAAGTAAATTTAGAACAAGAAAATACATTGCTCATTATGAAAAATTTAATAGAAAAGAACAATGTTAATTATACATATCAACACTCGTTGAATGATTATAGTATTCTGGGGTTAAATTTCTTAGAAAATTGTGGAAATATTATTAAATTTAATCCCATGATAAGAAATAAAAAGAATAATGATAAATTAAAAGATATTATAAAATTATATCATAGTTTAGTTCAAGGAGATTATTTATATACAATGATATATCATCAAAATTCATGGGATAATATAGAACATGTAATCACTTTTAATGTATATGTGCCATTACATTACTATATCAAAAATTGTGATAAGATAAAAGAAAATCAATTAACCTATAATAAGTATTTAAGTCATTCTATCATCTATACACACAATTCAAAATTATTAACACAGAATAAATATAATATTCATGTTATTTTTAAGATTTATGATCTATTTTATGATTTAAATAATTTAAATCATTTTAAAGATAATAAAGAAATCATAAGAAAAGAAATTAATTATTTATTAAATTATTATGAAATAGATATAAAAATCCTCAATAAATTCATAAAATATTATGAATTTTTATTTTCGAATAAAAAGATAGATAAAAAGTTATTTAAGATCTTTTAGATCTTTTAGACCTTCTAGACTTTTTTTTCCCTTTATTTCCCTTATAATTCATAAAATCTTTATTTGTTAATTCATATCCCCAGTGCAACAATACTTGTCTTATAACAGGTGATATAGAATAATCATTATATTCCTTATTCTTTTTAATTATTTCATTCATTAATCTTCTTCGGAATCTTCCATTAGGACCAACAATCCCCAACCACCTTTTAATTTGTCTTGAATCATCTTTAGTCCGCCGGCCTTTAAAGAACCTACAATACCATTGAAACCAACCATAAGGGTCCTGTTTAATAATCCAACCTTTGGATTCCCAGTCCTCCAATGAAGATCCACATTTGACGCCATACTTATTTACTTTTTTATCATAGTCCTGGGATATAACCATTTTTTCAACATCTATTCCTTGAAACCAACTTTTAGGATATTCACGAATAGCTGTTTTACCATTGTGTGTTTTCCCAGTAACACCAGAGTCAATTGTTCTAAAGTATGTCCCTCCGAATGCCCCACGTTTAAATACGTTTTTAGGAGTTACATTTGGAGTAAAATCTGGATGATTTTTAAATTTCATATTATATTTTATTATATTATTTTTTATTATATTATTTTTTATTATTTCATTTTATAAATAAAAAATGTTTGATTGTTTTTCTAATTTAAATAAGAATAAATGTTCGTGGTGTAAAAAATATAAAAAAGATTCTAGAAAAATAATATTTTACTGTAAATATTATAATAAATACATTTGTAAATCATGTTATGATATAATATATTTAGACATTACAAGAATACCTTTTGAAAAACGTTTTGATATTTTTGGTTATTAATTTTATTAATATATATTATTAAAATAAATGGTTTCAAGAAGTAATAATCGGCGCAGAAATAAGCGAAGTAATAATAAACGGAGTAATAGCAATAAACGGAGTAATAAACGGAGTAATAGTAATAATAAACGGAGTAATAAACGGAGTAATAGTAATAATAAACGGAGTAATAATAAACGGAGAAGCAATAGTAATAATAAACGGAGTAATAGCAATAAACGAAGTAATAAACGGAGTAATAGTAATAATAAACGGAGAAGCAATAGTAATAATAAACGGAGTAATAA